TAATCTGTGCCATTTGTTCTTCATCTAACACACCTTTCTTTACCAAGTATTGTCTAGATGCTTTCCGGACTGCATTAGCCTGATAAGTTCTTACCATGTTGGTTTCATAAATCTGATCATAAATACGACGCATTGCTGAGTATCCATCAAGTGGCTTATCAGGTAGACGATTGAAATACAACGGAATAAATGGTGCCACTGGATCATCATTGGCATCTCTAAATGGTATTTCTTCTGTCAGCAAAAACTTTTTACCTTCACCCCAGTTTGGAGACCAGAAGTAAAGAAGTTTTGTATGCAGATCATACATCTCTACAACTTCAATGTATTTGTAATAGTCAAAGTTCTGATCACCTATGTCGTCTTGATGGTATTCATTTGCGTGGTATTTGTCAAAGTATTCATCTTTCTTACACGGCATGTATTTCTTATCACCAAACTTATGACGCGCTTCGATCAATGTCATGTAGTATTTGTGTCCAACAAATCTTTGGTCTTCGTATCTTCTTGCTTCTCTATCTAAGATTATTTCCCATGGTGGTAGTGCAACAGTATCGATCTTGCGCAGTATGTCTGTTCTTCTAACTGGCATCATCTTCATAAATGCCATTGGATAGATCAGTGCTAGTCTTGATGCATTTTCTATCTGTGTTCTTTGATAAGCCAAGAAATCATTTGCAACATGTTGTGCAATCTTAGCATCACCTCTACCACGAAGTCCATTCTTTACAATCACACCTGGATTACGAGCAAAGAGTGATGCAATGTAGCTTTCAATGTAGCCATAAGCATCTGATGTCTGAACATAGGTAAGCATTTGACCTTCAGCTTGTTTGTCCCAGAAACGGGTTTCGTATGCTTGCTTGTAGCGGTAAAGGTCTGGTCTACAATCATCCCAATAATCTTCATGCTGACTGACTATTTGTTGGATGATGTCTGGAGTTAGTTTGTATTTCATTTATTCCACCCTCTAATGTGTTTATGGTATCCACCATTTCTTATTATTCTTGCAGCCCTACGGCCTTTTAGATAGTCGTCTACCATTGTTTTTCGAACTTGATAAAAACTAGGCACAGGTTTTAGTTTGGCACCCCATAAAGCCAAAGCAGTAGCCACAACCATGTCATCATGTCCGGCAGATGCTGGTGCACCTTTTGTTATTTGTATCGATCGCATCTCAGTCCATAGTGTTTTATCAACAGAGCAAATAACTCCCTCACAAACTAAATCGCGTAGGTAGTCAAAGATAGCGATTTTATTTTCCTTTCTTGTCCGCCAGTCTCTTCCTTTACTGTCCTTGTAAAGATTTTTTATCTTCCATTCTTTCAATCTGTAAAGCACAGTTTCACCAGGACCATTCTGTTCGACGATTGTATAGGGTTCATCAAAGTCCCAGTAAAGGTCATAGATCTTATCAGCCAGTTGATGAGGTAGTATTTGATTGGATCTGAAATGGTAGATTGGTAGCATTGTGGTGCAGCTTACCACAGTAATAACACTGTAATCCCCGCCTCTACCCGCTGCAACATCCACACCCATAGCAAACTTATCACCTGGTTGTGGATCACAATACCACCGCTCTTTTGCCCCACCTAAATCTACCACTTCCATCTCATCTAAAATGTCTAGAGGAAAGAACTCGTTGCTTGCAGCAAAAAATGCCTCATCAACTGTTGCTGGAAACTCTCGTCTAAACTTTTCAATACCCATAGTCTTGATCATTGTTCTTCGCCAATACAGCTGGCCAAGCGTTAGATCAAACTCATTCTTTATTTCATTCTCTTCTTCTGTTGGATCCGGTATCTGGGGTTGGTGAAACTGACTTTTCTTGGTGTATTGAGGATGTTCATACCAGGGAAACCAACAAAGATGCCAGCCATTCTCTGGTGCATTTTCTATTAGGTCGTGGTATTTATCACCTGGTGAGTTGGGTGTTGTCTCTATTACTATCTGTCCTTCTCCAACCGAGGCCATGACATTTGCAAGGAGGTCATCTTGATCGTCAAAGAAAGCAAACTCAGAAATGTGTGTATCTGAAAAAGTAAAAGAACGGGTGGCTCCGGCTTTTCCACCGGCTGTAAATGCTCTAAGTTCTGCACTGGTATCTCCAAACTGTAAGGTTCTCGAGGATGATTTAGAAAGCTTTCTTTGTAGTTGCTTAGGTAAACTAAGGTAGAAGCCTTTATCCATGTTATGTAGGTGGTCTGCTGAGTCTCTGGTGTATGAAATAATAGCATGTCTGGTAGGTTCTAATGACATGTAAGATTTCCACAAGAAATAAGCGCGAAGTAGTGTGCTGATACCGAGCTGACGAGCCTTGAGCACCACAATCTTGTTGTGGGTCAACAATGCATCTAACAGCTCTTCTTGCTGTGGACGCAGTTGAAAGGGCACTAACTTATTATCTTCCTTGTCAAAGACCTTTAGAAACTTGAAGAAGTTGCGTGGATCTTGGAAGGCTTTGTAAATGTCAGCATTGATTTTGGTTATTCTGCTCACTTTGCTCCTTATTGTATGTATCTCTGTATTGTCTTGCGGTTCTTAGATTAGCGCAATCTATCACCTCTCCATTAGGTAGCAAGACAGCAAAGCAACCCCAAAAACGAGGACTGTAAATAACTGATGCCATTACTTCTCCTGTGATTTAGCAATAGCATCTTTTATCCTCTGGGCTAGCTTATCCCCGTGCTGCTTGATCCAAGCAGATCGCTCTTCATTGTGTTTGACAGCAACATCATGTGCTATCTGTGCTTCGGCCTTTGTCTTGTATTTACCAACCCACACTTTCATTGTGCTGTTCTCCATACGACAAACATGCCATTCTTCACCGCGTTTCTCTATCAAGTCCTTCCTCATCCTCTGCCTCCTTGTGCTCTACGGTTTGCTCGGATCAGTGTAAGTGCATCATACAAGTTCTTTTCAAATGCTGGTGATTTGAATGACAATAACTCAAACAGTTGCATCAACTCATCCTTTGTAAGGTTCTGTATCTCTTTATCAATGGTCATTATCGCCACCATTCACTACTTTCAGAATGTCTGCAAAGTCGCTATCAGTGGCACCAAACTCTACCCTAAACTTATGAAGCACCTGCAGTAGTTCCATAAAAGTTCTGGGTGAGGCTTTCCAATCAGTCTCATCATTATGCTTGATTGCCAATAACATGATTGATTTGACAACATCTTCAAAATCACCGCCGTCTACTGCTTGCTTCAAGCGTGTTTTGTAGTTGCGACTGCGTGCCGCATGTGCTGCTTTTTCTTTTAGTGTAAGTTTTCTATCACTCATCTTCTTTCCTCCAGGGTGATAAACCGTCCCTTTCTATTATTGCACGAAGTTTTTCCATTGCACGCTTCTCACGCTTCCATAAATAGCTGAGGTTGTAGTTCAGCTTTATGGCTATTTCTTTCCACTTCATCTGCTCTGCATAGCGGAGTGTGAGTATCTGTCGATCTAGTTTACTCAAGTTCTTGAAGAGTGGTTTGAGTAGATCTGTGTTGTATTCTTTTTCGGGTGGCTTTTCTACATCATGTGGATCATAATGGCAACCCTGCTGCTCTCTGATCCAGTCAATGGTTTGCACTGACTTGACAATGTGTCGACGATAGAACGCCTTATCTTCTTCGGTTTCGCAATAAAGCCACCAAGCTGACATGTTCATAATAGATCTCCTGTATTTTATCATACAAGGATAAGTATCTACCATAAACCGTTTTTTCTAGCGAGGGCGCACTTTTTTTTAGGCGTCTATTCGTCGTGTTCTTCTAGATGCCTCTTGATCTCATCTTGCCACTTCCTGAAAATGTCTGAGATAAAAGCCATTGTGGCTCTACAAAGTGGTGCCTGACTAAGATGCTGATCAGGTATTTCTTCTAACTTGAGCAAGATAGCAATGGCCTTGAACTGTAAGTCCTCGGCCTGTGCTAACTGCCACTCTAATGATTTCTTGGCTCTCTTTCGGCCTGTTATCTTTCTTCTGGATTTTGCCATCTACTACCTCTCATAGATAGCAACAGATTTTTCCTAATAGATGTCTAGACTCACTACCTTGGCCCAGA